CTCCACTTAAAAATTAAATGTTATGTATACTTGTAAATATTGTGGAAAATAGTGTAAAAATCTTAGATCATTAAAATCTCATGAAAATCGATGTAAATAGAATCCAAATAGATTACAATATGAAATTCCTGGATTTAATAATGTTGGAAGAACTGCATGGAATAAAGGATTAACTAAAGAAACAGATTCTAGAGTTAATAAATATTGTACTACTTTACATGAAAAATATGTTTCAGGGGAATTAAAAGTTTGGTGTGATGGTTTAACAGTTGAAAGTGATGAAAGAGTTGCTAAAATTGTTAAAACTCAAAAGTGTAATGGAAAAACTGGAGGATATAGAGAAGGATCCGGATATAGTAAATCTGGAAGATATCAAGGAATTTTTTGTAATAGTACTTGGGAATTGGCTTATGTAATTTATTGTTTAGAACATAATATAAATATTCAAAGATGTTCTAAATATTTTATTTATACAAGAGATGGAATTGAACATAAATATTATCCTGATTTTATTGTCAATAATGAAATAATTGAAATAAAAGGATATGAAAATGAAAATTGGAAATTTAAATTAGCAATTGTTAAATCAGAGCATATAAAAGTACTTTATAAAAAAGATATGAAAGATATCTTAAATTATTGTTATGAAAAGTATGGAAAAGATTTAACATAGTTATATGATAAATAATTTAGTTTGATTCATCTGAGTTCACAAATATTAAACTTTTATATATTATGACGGAAGAACAATACGAAAAAGCTAAAATATTGCAAAATCAGATTGCAATGTGTAAAATGTCTATATCTTTTTTGGAAAAAATTATACGTGAAAACAAAAAAGATAGATTAGGATATCTGGAAAGATGGGAAACTGTATCATTTACAGAAGAAGAACTTCAATATTTAAAAGAATCTAAGCTTAAAGAACTAGATAAATTGTCAAAAGAATTTGAAAATATATAATATCATAAATTACAATAGTAGAATAACAATTTCATCGTTTTCTCCGCCAAATTTTTGGGGAAATAGCTCAGATAGAGCATTCAATTGTTAATTGAAAGGTCACGTTTTATATTGTTATTATTTTCTTTGTAATTTTTTATTATAAATATTTAGTAAAGTATCCAGAAATTTATCACAAAAATAAATGACGCAATGCTTGCTGTACAACTGCTTGATAAATGCTGTAGATTGTAATCAAAAATGATGTGAAATACTAAATATTTTGCCCGGATGGTGGAATAGGTAGACACGAGGGAAAATTTTGAAATAAAAAGAGTCCCTCCTTGATTAGAAATAATCATGTAAAAAATTGGATGAATTCGGCTGAAGGTTTGGGATACCTGAGGGCGAGCCAAGCATAAGATAAATCTTATGAAGGTGTAGAGACTACCTGAGAAGTAAATCTTCTTAATAACAGGCTAGAGCGTCCAACAGTACCTAAGTTCGTATGAATATGGTCAGATGAGATAGTCCATAACTTATTGATAATCAATTAGTTAGCTTAAAATCCCTTGGCCTGAAAGGCTATGCGAGTTCGAGTCTCGCTCCGGGCACTTTCATTAAATTAATATATTATGAGTAAGAATAAATATACAAAAGAATTATTATAGACAGCGGCTAATAAATCATATTCTATTGCAGATATGTGTAGAGAATTTAAATTGAAGCCAGTTGGTAATAATTATGAAACGATTGTTAAAAAATGCAAGGAATTTGGAGTAGATATATCTCATTTTGTTGGATAGGATTGGCACAAAAGTTCAAATACTAATTCTAATCTAAATAAATTAGAAGATATATTACAAGAAAATACGCATTTTAAATCATCTCAATTAAAGAAACGATTAATTGAAGCTGGATTAAAGAAAGACGAATGTGAAATTTGTGGTTGTTCTAATCAATGGCAAGGTAAACCAATTACATTAGAATTACATCATATAAATGGAAACCATAATGACAATAGACTGGAAAATTTACAAATTTTATGTCCAAATTGTCATTCTCAACAAGAAAGTCACAGAATTCCAAAAATAAAACATACTTTAACTGATGCTACTCCATTAAGAAAATATCGAGAAGAATTAAAAAAGTGTACTTGTTTAAATTGTGGAAAAGAATTTAAATCAGACAGACTTGATCGGACTCGAAAATTTTGTAGTGTTGAATGTTATAGAGAATATATTCAAAAATTTGGAAATAAAGAAATTCAAGAGTCGGTAAATCATTCATCGATTTCTTTAGATGATTTAAAAAGAGAAATTCCAAGTTGTAATACAATAGCAGATCTTTCTAGAAAATTAAATTCTCATAGATGTACAATTAGAGAATATCTAATTAGGTATGGATTATATGAGGATTTTAAAAAGAAAAATAAAGCAAAACAACAAGTAGGGGAGTCTATTCCGTAAGTGGTAGCGGGGCGCACTGTAAATGCGTTGCTTTACGGCTCGGGGTGTTCGACTCACTCGGCTCCCACAAATCCCAACAGAAACAAGTCAAGGCAATCGAGTTGAAGTGAGAAGCGGAGATTAACAGAAACAGGGATTATAATAGTTCAGTTGGCCGAGTGGTCTAAGGCAGCAAACTGTTAATTTGCCGAAAATTAAAAGTTTTCCGAAAGTTCGAATCTTTCACTGAACGCAAAAAATAAATAAAATTATGACTACAAAAGAAAAGAAAGATTAGGTAATTGAATTAAGAAAATAGGGCAAAACTTATTTAGAAATTCGAAAAATAACAGGAGTACCAAAGAGTACTATCTCAAATATTTGTAAATCTGCACATTTAGAACAAGTAACAATAAAAATTGACGAAGCTTTTATAAAGAAGGCTCAAGATTTATATGATTCTGGGTGTAGTTTAAAGGAAGTTTGCAAGAAATTAAAAGTTTGTTCAACTCGGTTATCTCCTTATTTAAAATTAAGAGTTAAAACTAAAACTAAAACTAAAGTTGAAGCAGTAGTTGATTGGAGAAAAAGAACTAAACAAAAACTTATAGAATATAAAGGTGGTAAATGTGAAATTTGTGGATATAATAAGTGTGTAAATGCTTTAGAATTTCATCATAAAAATCCGTTGGAAAAAGACTTTCAAATTTCAGGTTCTAGTAAATCATTTGAGAATTTAAAATCAGAAGTTGATAAATGTTTATTAGTTTGTGCAAATTGTCACAGAGAAATTCACGCAGGACTAATAGATATTAATAATTTATAAGTTTAAACAAGTAGTATTCATAGAGTTTCTTCGTAGCTCATTTGGTAGAGCATAAAACTTGGGATTTTAATGTAGCTGGTTCGATTCCAGTCGAAGCCTTATGGCAATACTCTATAACTTTTCTCTTGTTTTATTTTTTTTAAACTAAAATAATATGAACAAATTTCAAACATTAATGGCTGATAATTCGTCAGCAACTCTTAAACGTCGTGCTGGTTCAATTGCTACTAAAGCAGATATTGCAGCACAAACTGTAGTAAATGAACTTAAGAATCATGTAAGTTCTCTTGAACTTAAGATTGATCAGTTAGTTGATTTTGCTCCAGATAGTACAGATTCACTTACTATTGGCGCCAAGGATTGGAATCCAGATCAATGGGCTCGTGAACTTCAGAAAACTAAATGGGAACTTTATTTAGCTAAAGAGCAACTTAAGATTGCGGAAGAAACTTACAAAGAGTATTTTACTAATACAGAAGAAAAATGAAATGTTGGGTAACGTTAGATTGGCATCCTAATGAATCTTGGAATAGAGATCTTCTTTTACATTTTAAATATCCTTCGTTTGAAAAAACTAATTCAAATGAAAGAATTTGGGATGAGTCTGATAGTTCAATCGTATTAATGTATGTTAATGGGCTTCTCGAAGATAACATTCCTGCAGATTTGTTTAATTTACTTCAGAGTTCTGATAGATTCGATGATTTCCTTGAAGGAAAAGATCCAATTGAATTAGATCTTTCTTTATCTCAAGTTACATCTTGTGTAAAATCTATTCAATCTTCAGTTTTAGATATTAATTTAAAATCATTAATATAATGAAAGTTTACTTAACTTGTGATCATGATGAGGAGAATAGTCGCTCATCGACTTATGAAATTGCAATGCATTTCAATGAACCAGATTATACAGTTAATAGATCCGAGTGTAGATTTTGGGAGACAAATACAGCTTTCGTCATATTTACTCCAGAATATAATGATGAAGTTCCTGATGAAATTATAGAATTATGTAAAGATTTAGATGAACGGATTTATGATGATTTTTTTGATGGAAAAATTTATCTTGAACTCGATTTGAATCTTAATTCAAAGTATTTTAAATCTCTAATCCCAACTAATAAAGTAAAATCCAATATACAAGAAAATAAACAAGAAAGTATATTTTCATCTAAATTGGAATCGATTATTTAAATAAAAAGTTGAAGGAAAACAACTTTAAAAACCTATTTTGTTTCCGAAGGCCAAGGATTCAGTAATGGAGACGAGTGAGGTGATACTCCACGTTAAAATAAAAAGTCACTCTATAACAGTTGAAGGAGAAAACAACTTACAAAAACCTTGGTGATCGACTACGATCTATTCATTTAAAATCCTAGGATTGTGTGGTGCTGATAAATTAAACTGATAATTTAATTTATTATACTGGCCCTGCCAAATGAAATGAATGTCAAAACATTTCTTAGCCAGTTTTAGGAAGCTGGCTTCTAATAGTTGAAGGAAACAACTGATAAACTGATCATTTATCAAAACCCGGTGTAAGATTGGTTGTATATCTTTCTAAAAGGCAGCTGTGAAATGGCCTCGTGAAGTTGACCGCACAAGACTTCTGACGGTGTGAAGAGAACACGAAATCCTCTAATCAAGGTTGACTGATGGTCAATATGACCTGATGAAGCCAACTGCTAAAGTGTGGGCGCATGGTTACATTTTTACCGCTACAGACAGGAAAGTGATTCTTTCTAAAAAATGATTTTATTTTTTAACTCTTTTATTATGAAAACTGATTGGAAAAACGAAAAAGATAATTTGTAGAAATTAATTGATGAAAATATTTCTTATCAAGAAATTGGAAGAAAATATAATTGCAGTGGAAATAATATTAAGAAAGTATTAAAAAGACTTGGAATTAAATTAAATTCTAAAAGAATTATTAATCCTAAAGAACATTTTAATAAAAAGAAACACGTGTGTTTATATTGCGGATCTGAACTTGATACAAATAGGAAATATTGTAATAATATTTGTTAGAGCAAATATGAACATAATCTTTATATTAAAAAATGGAAAAATAAAGAAGAAACGGGATATGATGCTAGATATAAAATTAGTACTCATATAAGACGATATCTTTTAGAAAAATACAATAATTCGTGTTAGAATTGCGGATGTAATTTAATTAATCCTTTTACAGGATTATCAATATTATAGATTCATCATATTGATGGAGATGCATCAAACGCGTCTGAATCAAATTTACAATTATTATGTCCTAATTGTCACGCAATGACAGAAAATTTTGGAAGTAGAAATGAATCTTCTGTTCGAGAATATAGAAAAGAAGATTATAAAAAACATGAAGAATCTATTTTGCCCTAGTAGCTCAATTGAATTAGAGTTCTTGAATACGGATCAAGCGGTTGTGGGTTTGAATCCTACCTAGGGTACTGTAAATTTAAATACAATGAATAGTTTTCATACTTTAATTCACACACAAGATTGGAAAGATTATAAATCTCATTATATTTTTGAAGTAAATGGTCATGGAATGATTCGTGTTACTCAATATAATAATGAATTTGAACTTTCGGATTTATTTGTAACAGATGGGTATCGTAAACAAGGAATGGGAACCTGTCTATTAAATGACGCAATAGAATATTGCAAAGAGTTAGCAGATCATGGAAGAATTCTAATTTCTACTAATGATCATTCAGAAGAATTTACTGATGAATGATATAAAAAAGTTGGATTTAAATTTGACCATATTGAAACTCCTATTTGTTATCCTTTCGAAGAAACTGGGGATTTAGATTGGAGTAATATTTATAAAATAGAATTTTAAGTTACAAGGCATAGTAGTTAAAGAGATACTTCGATTATGTGGTTATGATTCAAAAGATTCTCTTTATTGGTTCTTACCTTTCAATAAAATGATACTGAGGAGTTGGGTAGAATTACGAAAAGTTAAACGTTTTGGTCTCCGTCGTAATTAAGGAAATTGTAGGTAAACAATGGATCCGCCTAAGCAATTTGTGGTAAGTATCATTTATTGCCTCTTGGTATAACGATTATTACGTCTGGTTTTGGTCCAGGAGATAGAGGTTTGATTCCTCTAGAGGCAACAATTTGCGGGTATAGCTCAGTGATAGAGCGATGGACTTCCACTCCGTAGGTCGCGAGTTTGAATCTCGTTACCCGCTCTAAATTAATCAGTTATGTAGAAATTAAAGAAAATGTTATTTATTTTATTATTGTTAATCTCAATTACTGTATTTTCAAATACTAATGATTAGCAAAGACAATATCGAATTGGGTATACTACAGAATATGCTAATGGACAATTCAATTCAAGTCACTTTATAGATAATTCTAGTAGTTACAGAAGTCCAAGAAGAAGTCCAGAGAGACCTGATCCAAATAATCCTGATAGTATTAAGGATGATTGGAGAATGAATAATGATCATTCGACATTAGAAAGAATTTGGGGATGGATTACTGATCCTAATTATACATCATATGATGCTAATTGGCCAAGTTATATAAATGAAGATTACTATATAGAATTTATGTCTAAATACGGAGATACTCCATATGGTAGTACATTTGATTCTTGGTGGAGAGAAAAACATCCTGGGCAAACACCACCTTGGGAAGCACCAGTAGGTGATATGCCTTGGATATTAGGAGGAATGTTTATTATAGCTTATATAATTAGATATAAATGTAAAGAGTAATAATTATGTATACTTGTAAATATTGTGGAAAATAGTTTGAAAAAGTTCAATCATGCTCAGCACATATGGCTTACTGTAGATTATCTCCTAATTATAAAGAAAATATTAGAAGAAAATCAATAAGGATGAAAGGTGTATCTACTGTAACTCAGAAAATGATTGATTTACATCCTGAAAAATATATTAAAAAAGAGTTTAAAATAATTTGTCCAAAATGCGGAAATGAGTTTATTATAACTTGTACTGAAAATGATTTCAAAAAAGGAAAATATAGACATTATTGTTCAAGAAAGTGTGCTAATTCACATGTTGTTTCTATTGAAACAAAAGTGAAAATTGGAAATAGTGTTAGAAATTCAGAAAAATTTAAAAAATCTATACTTAAAACAACTAAAATTCAATATTGTAAATATTGTGGAAAAGAATATAAAGATAAACATTCTTAGTTTTGTAGTAAGGAATGTAAAGCTTTATATTTGAAAAATGTATTAAGTAAATGTGGTGGATTTAGAGAGCATTCTGTAAAAAATTATAAATCTGGATGGTATAAAGGAATTCATTGTGACAGTTCTTGGGAACTTGCGTTTTTAATTTATCATTTTGATCATAATATATCTATTTCTAGATGTAAAGAAGTTCGAAAATATGTTGATGTGAATGAAATTGAAAGAAAATTTTATCCAGATTTTGTAGTTAATGGACAAATTATAGAAATTAAAGGAAAACAGGATATTAATTATATAAATAAACAAAATTATAATAAAGACGTTACATTCTTATTTAAATCAGATATGTAGTTTTATATTAATTATGTAGTAAATAAATATGGATCTGATTATATAAGAATGTATGACACTAAAGATAAAAATCCTATCTGATCAATAGGTTGACGGCTGAATAGCAGCACGGGGATAGTAGTACTTCCGCCTGAATCGTACTACACGTACTTTTATAGTTGAAGCGAAAAATGCGGATTGATTAACCGAAAACTATAATAGCGGAATAGTTCAGCTGGTAGAACAACACTCTCCAAAAGTGAAGGTCATGGGTTCGAATCCTGTTTCCGCTGCTAAATATATAATTATGAGAAATTATGAGAATAGTAAGACTGAATCCAGTAACTAATTATGCCCGGTGCGAGCATTGTGGTGCAGAATTAGAATATGACAAATTTGATCTTCAATGGACTCATACAGAAGAAGAAGATTATTATATAATTTGTCCAAATTGTAAGCAAATTATATGGCTTACAGGAACTCCCACTTTACATAGAATGTATCATGAAGCATGGGAAGAAAGGAAAAAGATGCAGTAATAGATCAATGGTTAGATTGTCTCCTTGCCAAGGAGAAGGTTGTGAGTTCGAGTCTCATTTACTGCTCTTAAAAAATTTGTTTTGACACTGTACTCAAATGGTTAAGGGGCGTGGCCGCAACCCACGTATTTGTCAGTTCGAGCCTGGCCAGTGTCTCTAAAAATTTACAATATTTAGATTATGTAATTAATAAATACGGATCTGAATTTTGGTTAAAATTGTATACTAATATATGAAAATAGAAGAATTAATGATTGGAGATATAATTCTCCGAAAAGACGCTGGTAATGACTGGAGACCAGTTACAGTTACTTTACCACTTTTAAGTGATATTGCTAACTATCCAGATCATTATAAACCATTTGAATTATCTGAAGAATTTCTTAAAGATCAAGGATTTAAAGATGATGAAACAAAAGGAATAATGTTAGATGGAATTAACACTTATTATGGAGAAGAAATCATTTATATTAATGATCCTTTTGTTTTACATGGAACAAACATGCTTGTAATTTGTGAGTGTAAACATCTTCATAAATTACAACACTTCTTGAAGTTAAGAAAAATAGAAAAAGAATTTAATGTTTAAAATATAAAAGGTAGTAGTTCGGAAAGTTACTTCGAGTTTTTTGCACAGTTGGTTAGTGCGTAAAGTTTGGGTCTTTAAAGTCATCGGTTCGAATCCGATAAAATTCTATATTAACTCTTTCTGAAGATTTCTCCTTTTAAACTTATAATATAGTAGTAGAGTAAAAGTTACTTCGAAATTGTCGGTTCGACTCCGATCGTATCTATTAGGATATGTGGCGAAATGGTTCACGCGAAAGATTTTAACTCTTTTTTCATTATTGAAACTTTTACACAGTTCTCTATATTAATTTTTTATTTTATGGAAGAAAAGAAAAATTATTTTTTAGTTGATGGAATTAAAGTTCATTGGAATTTCAAATTATTACCTAAAGGATTTGAAGCAATAACTCTTTTCGGACATGTATTTGATGTTCGAAAAAAAGAATCTCTAAGAAATTATTTAAATACTAGAGATGGAAAAGTTATGATTAATCATGAACGAATCCATATGTTGCAAGCCGGGTCATTTAAATTAAGATATTTTATATTTTATCTAATTTATTTATGGTATTGGTTCATAGGACTGTGGAAATATAGTTTTAATAGTGATCGATCATATTATAATATTCCTTTTGAAAAAGAAGCTTATAATAATGAACGAAATTTTTCATATAGTGAAACTAATTGGAAAATGTATATATGAAAGAAATTATATTATGCACATTATTGTATGTATTAATTTCATTTGGAGTTATATTTATTTTTGAAAGAATTCGATTAAAATCTAATGAATTTAAAATTATTGATAAATATATAATTAATAATACATATAATCTTATAATTCAAAAAATAAAACATAAGTCAACTAAAATGATTAATGTAACTCTGTCTAAAAATGATTATGAGTTGTTAGATGTTGGTGACAAAATTATAATAAATATTTGATGGAAAAAGTTTCTTGGATCCAAAATGGATCTATCTATCGTCGAGTTGAAGGTACTGTATCAAATGTTGAATCTGTACCAGTTGGAATTTATAACATTGGATTTAATCCTTTGTCTGGTTGGTTACTTGAATACACTGCTGAAAAGTTTGAATTTGGTTACAAACTTTATGACCTTCAAACTCATTTTGTACAACATGTACTAAAAACATTTAATAATACTAAAGGTAATTTTGGTATTTTATTAAATGGAACCAAAGGAACAGGAAAGAGTGTAACAGCTAAGATTTTAGCTAATAAGTTTAATCTTCCTATTATTATTGTAAAATCATTTGGAGACAATAACCAAGCATTAATTGAGTATATTGCTTCATTTAATTTTGATTGTGTATTGTTTCTTGATGAATTTGAGAAAACCTGGAATGAGAATGATTGTTCTATTCTTCAGATAATGGATGGAGTTTATACTTCTCCTTATCGTAGAGTTTTCTTGTTAACAACTAATGAAACAAAAATTAATGAAAATTTACTTTCAAGACCATCTCGTTTACGTTATGTAAAGGAATTTGGCAATCTTGAAAGAAATATTGTAGAAGAATATCTTAAGGATAACCTTAAGAATCCAGAATGTATTGATTGTATTATTGACTTTGTAGACACTTTACAAATTTCTACAATTGATATATTGAAAACTATTGTTGAAGATATTAATATTCATGGATTTGATGAATTCTTAGCCAATAAGGATATCTTTAATATTAAGACAGCTACGTATGAGTATAATGTATATAGGTTGAATGCAGACTTAGAAAAGTTTGTTATTTCTTCTAATTATACAATTGCCGAATTCTTAAAAGATGTTAAGCTTAAAGAAAGTAAACATCAACCATATCGTTATGCATATGATTCAGATGAGGAATATGCTATAGCAATGAAAGAATATTATGCAATTAAAGGCAGATTTAGAGATTTTGAGAATAAATATTTCAATACTGATAGATCTTTCAAATCTGTAAAAATTGGAGATCAATTTGGATATTACAGCGATGAAATAGTAATTCAAATTGATTTGGATAAACACGTCTTTGTTACTAAAGATGAAGATGATATTGTATATTTCTATTATGTCAAGAATCCAAATCAAAAACCATCGTTGTATTCTGCAAGTCAGGTTTATATAAACCCGTATTTCCAAATGTAAATAAAATAATACATAGTAGTACATAGAATTACTTCGCTTAAATTGTCGCTTTAAATACGAAAAACTTTATTCTGTGTTATTTTCTTGTATTATCTTTTATCTCTTAAAAAAGGAAGTGTAATAAGGTTATACCTACTTTTAGTATTATAGCTGTGATACGCAGATGGTGTTAAGAGATATATTGGGAGATCGTCTAATCGGTTAGTGACGCCAGTCCGATACACTGGTAATCCGGGTTCAAATCCCGGCCTCCCAACTTATGTGTAGTAGAAGTTTAGAGTTGCTTCGAAGGTTATAACAATTGTTTTTGGTACAATTATCTCCTGGTTCGAGTCCAGGGCTCGCCACAAGATGGACTCATAGTTTCAATGGTAGAACCCCATCCTTTTAAGATGTGAGGTCCCGGTTCGAATCCGGGTGAGTCCACCAATATAAATAATCCTTTAGCTCAGTCGGTTAGAGCACTTGGCTTACATCTAAGGGTCGCAGGTTCGAATCTTACAGGACTACAAATAAAATTTGATCATTGAAATAATTAATGACATTTTAAATATTAAGAAATAAGATCCTATTATGAAAAAAGAAGACTTAATGATAGGCGATTGGGTTGAAGTAATAAACTCAGATCATTTAAAATATGTGCAAGTAGGTGCGGTATTTACTGATTTAATACTTACACAGGAAGCAGAATACGAAAGTGAAGAAATTGATATAAAGGATTTACAGCCAATTCCGCTAACTAAAGAAATCCTCCTTAATAATGGATTTGAAGAGTTTTGTGAAGGTTGCATAGTTAAAGAACTTAGTGACGATGAGATACCAACACTTTATGTCTGGAATGGAAGCATTAAGTCTTTATATGTAGTTGACAATTATTCGACAAATAAATACACATATGTTAAAGAATGCAAGTATGTGCACGAGTTTCAACACGAATTAAAATCTTGTGGAATTAAAAAAGAAATTGTATTATGAAACCAAATGAGTTGATGGTTGAAGATTGGGTTATTCGAAAAGGTGTTTCCAAAGAACCTATGCGCATATATAACATTAATGTGTCAGCAGGCACAGTATATTTAGACCAAGATGGCCGTGGTGTAACCGAGAAGTTTGAGAATATTGAACCAATTCCACTTACACTAGAGATTCTAAAGAAGAATGGGTTTGTATATGCTGATTTGCCATTTGAAGATTTCTATGAAGGATATGGTCTTCATATTCATGGCGGAAATTATGCAGATGGACATAGTAATTGGTATATTATCTGTGGTATAAATGTAAGCATGAATGTTACTCATGTTCATGAACTCCAACACGTATTTAAATTATGTGGAATTGAAAAGGATATTATATTATGATAGAGCAAAATCACGAATGCTACGTATCGCTTGAAGTAGCAAAACTATTAAAAGAAGCAGAATTTGATTGGGAATGTAATAGGTTCTATGATTGTACTAATTCAGACTGTATTAGATATGAGGAGTACCATACACCAACTCTCGATGTAGCACAAAGATGGCTGAGAGAAGTAAAAGGTATTTATATTGGAATAGTTGCAATTGAAAATAAACGTGCAGTTACTAATAGCGATGGTTGGACATTTCATTATGAATACGGTAAACCTACATTTGATTGTGATATTCAAAATGAAAGATGTGAAACTATAAGTACTTTAGATGATTCATTTGATATTTACGAAGAAGCTCAAGAAGCAGGTATAAAGAAAGTACTTGAAATAATTTTAGAGAAAGGAAAATAAGAATATGACAACAATTGGAATGATTACCACCTTTTTAGATAATAATAAAAAATATCTCAATTGTGACGGATATATTCAGTTCGATAAATCAGTTAGAAATCCTGACACATCTGCACATTGGCAATGGGTTGATGGATTACAACTCGACAAATATAGCGGTGAGGTATCTGTATGGTTATCGACTGAAAAGAGTGAAGATTTTCGTTCTATTCCATTAAAGAATATTGAAAGAAATGAAAAACTATTGGGTGACATATTAAAACACCTAGTCGAAACTATAACAACTTTGGATATTATTGGTATTTTTGACAAGAAAGGAGAATAAGAATTATGAGATTAGGATTTAAACATTTCGATATTGGTAAACGTAAATTTTGCATTACAACTTATCGTTTCTTAGACTTCTGTAAAGGATACATAAAAAGGAAAATTGGAAGCGATAAAGAAATTAGTTTTATTGATACGTTTCATTTTAATTTGCTTCCAGTTATCAGATATGAATATAGCTGGTTAACCAAAACTCTATCATTAGAATGGCTTTTTTGGGTATTACAGATTGAAGATGAGACATATCAAAATATGGGCTCATTGTTGGAGGACTGAGTATGACCGACGACCAAATCAAACAAAACGCAGCGAACTATATTGATTCTCTACGTGATGACAACGATATGGGTAAATTCGACTCTTATGATATTGAAGAGGCATATATTAAAGGCGTTCAGAGCCGCGATGAGGAGATAGAACAGTTAAAGAATGACTATCACGATATGTTCTGTGTACTTGCGAATAAAGTAGAACAACTCCGCAACCAATGGCATAAAACTGATGACGACCTCCCTAAAGATGGGGTCCATTATCAAATGAAAGACGGAGAGTTTTTATGTGGCAAACCAATGTTATTACATATTTGTGAAGATGATGATGACAGCGGAGACGATTACAAAGGCTACTTTGACGGAAAGTTTTGGAGATATTGGGATAAACCTATGAGTTGTGACGTTGTAAGGGGAAAAGTTACTCATTGGATGCTAATACCTGAATTAAAGAAAGGAAAACAGGAGTATGAAAGTAACTGATATTATGGTTGGAGATTGGGTAATGAACCCATTCCAAGTAGATACATGCGAGTCTCCTTATGCAAAAATAGACTCCATTGACGGCGAGTATATTACGTTCTTACTTGATGGATTTAAATCAAAAATAATGGAAGAGTTTAAACAATATTATAAATTTCCACTTAAGCCAATGTTAGGGTTAGAACAAATTAAAGTTCTAACTTCTGATAACAAAATGGCATTTGATTGGTGTATTGATTTAGAACCTAAAGATAGAAATAAATATTTAGATATTATAAATTCTAATTCTGATAATTATAAATGGCATTGTAATGTGGAGTATGTTAATGGATTTATTAGAACTCCCTTTGTAAATGTTGACGGAAGTGGAATTAGTTATAAAAATTTACTTCATATTCGAGGTTGGGGAATGTTGACCGATCATCCTTATCATCTTCCTGAAGAAAAAGCTAAACAAATCCAAGATGAATTTGGAGAGTTTATTTGCAAACAATTAAATTCATAATTATGACAAAGCATTATGGAATATGTGCTGAAAATTTCTATTTTACGAAATTCGATGGTACACAATATATAAAATATAGAGTGGGATCAGTTGTTCCATTAAATCGTTTTGAATTTGATTCAATTAAAGTATCTGGAAAATTTGAAGTAGAAAAAACTTCACATTCTAGTTTTGCTTATAGCTCCGACTTAACTCCACGAAGTATATGTAAATTATCTAAAATAGTTAGAAAGAAATGCAGTCCGTTAGGATTTATAGAAGAAATATATGAAAACAACTGATGAATTAAAATACACAAGGTTTAACACTGGAATTATAGTTGGAAGATTTCAAGTTCCAGAGTTAACCGAAGGACATAAAGCTTTGATACAGAATGTTTTAGATAGACATGAAAAAGTTTTTGTTCTTATAGGAGTTGTTAAAAACAATGAAGTAAATGAGAAGAATCCATTACCATTTGATTGCAGATTAGATATGATTCAAACTACTTTTCCTCAGGTAAAAGTATTAGGTATAATGGATGAAGAATCTGATAAAGAATGGGTAAAATCATTAGATAAAACTATTTCTATGATTACTTCTTCATTAGATACAGTAACAGTTTATGGATCAAGGGATTCGTTTTTAAATTGTTATGTTCAAAATGGAGGTACTTATCCTACTTCTGAATTAATTTCTGATATTCATATTAGTGGAACAGAATTAAGAAATCAAATTCTAAGAAATACAATTAATTCAGCTGATTATCGTGCTGGATTTATTTCTGGAGTTTTAATTGCTATAAAAAATGAAAGTGAAAGAGTTAAAAAAGCTTTTGGATCAATTTGATGATGAAATGTCAGTAGTATTTAATGATTACAAATCAAATTCAAATAATCCAATTGATTATAACATTCAAGAATGCTTTGTTTCATTTTCACCACAGTTAAATCAAAAAAGTGTGTATTTAGCATGAATGAAAATAATAACATACCAAAAAGATACTTAGAAGCTGCTCAAAAATATGCCGATCATATAATTGGTGGTAATGGAATAGGAGTAAATGCGGTGCATGAGGCATGCAGAGTAGATTTTCTTGCTGGTGCTAAAGTTGTTCATGAAGAAATTCTTTTAATGAAAGAATGGTTTAATCATATAGAACAATTAGCAACTGATAAAAAGACTGCTAATGGTTTTGTAATGTCTGATTCTGATACATTTGATGAAATCAGAGCTCTTGCAAAACGTTGTCAAGAATATATTGAAATTGAAGGATTATGATTGCTCTTGAATCTTTTACTAGTTACGAAACAACTAAATTATTGTATCAAGCCGGATTTGATTGGAATTGCCAAACTCATCGATTTTATTCTGAAGATGAATATGATGATAGATGTTCAGAAGGAATAAATGCTCCTACATTAGCTACTGCACAAAAATGGTTAAGAGAAGTAAAAGGGTGGTTTGTTGATGTAAGTTATTTTGATAACGGATGGGAAACTACCGAGTTTCCTTGTACTTTTTATGAATGGAGAATAAAAAGTAAGAGTCTAGGCAGATTGGCAAGTATATCCGGACATAGTCAAACTTATGAATCAGCTTTAGATACTGGAATCAATCAAGCTCTTAAAGAAATTTTAAAAAATGAATGATAAAGGCGTTCAAAGTATCGGAATTAGACTTCCAATTGTTAAACAAGGGGATAATCTTGTAAAAATTGTTTGTGATTATGTTATTGATTCAATGACAGAATACTCAGATGATATTTATGGCGATGATAAATATATACACATAGATGATCGTGATGTAATTGGAATCACCGAATCTATTGTTGCACGTACACAAGGCAACTATGTAACTATTGATGAAATTGTTAAAGATCTTGAACAAAAAGGAGTTAAACGAAATTTAGTACTTTATTCTCCTATTATGTCACGCAATCGTTTTTCAATGATTCTTAAAGCATTTGCTAGATTTGCAGATAATATTACTATTCTTTATAACGGTAAATTTGATGAGCAAGGTAATCCTAATTGGGGAATTAATCAATTTACTGGTGTAAATATTAAAAAATATTATGAGGAAATTTGTGTAAATGAGGCTTGCTCATTTAAAATGTTAGGCATTGCTGAACGACAAATTACTAGAGATGAATATCGAGCACATTATATGTTTGATAATAAATGGATTACAATTGATTCTTCTATAGAAACATTAATTGATTGTAGATGTCATCCTGATGACAAAAATGATTGTCTTACTTTAAAAGATATCATGAATAAACCTATAGAATCTAGCGGATATAATTCAAAATATGGTCTACTTGGTTCTAACAAGGCTACAGAAGAAAAGATTAAACTATTTCCAGAACCAGAACTAGCTCAAAAGTTTGTTGTTAGTGTTCAGAAAGAGATCTTTAGTAGAACCGGTAAACATGTTGAAGTCATGATTTATGGAGATGGCTGTTTTAAAGATCCTATTGGTGGAATTTGGGAATGGGCTGATCCTGTTACAACTCCCGCTTATACCGAAGGATTAAATGGAACTCCTAATGAAATTAAAATCAAAGCTTTTGCTGATGATAAATTTAAAGATTTAACTGGTTCTGAGTTAACTGAAGCTGTTAAATCTGAAATTAGAAATAAGGAGTCTAATCTTGTAGGAAATATGGCGTCTCAAGGAACTACTCCCCGTAGATATGTTGATTTGTTAGCAAGTCTTATGGATTTAACATCAGGTTCTGGTGATAAAGGTACTCCTGTAGTTCTAGTTAAGAATTATTTCAAAAAATACAGTGATTAATGGGAAAATTAAAAACAGTAGGCTATGAACTGAGAGATATTGCAGTAATGCAAGCTCCTGTTTCATTTGCCAATCATCGTGGAGAAGTTGATCCATTTATTGAAGTTTGTAATAGAAAGGTTTATCCAATCTTTGTTGCTCCTATGGCATCAGTTACAGATCAAAATAATTATAAGGTTTGGATTGAAAATAAATTGACACCAGTAGTTCCACGTAGTGTTCAAAAGAGTGAGAATAATCCAAATGGCTTGACATTTGAAGAGAGAATGGAAATTGCCAAAGAGACATTTGTTTCAGTATCACTTAAAGAAGCGCAAGCTGATTTAGTAAGATATTTATCTGGTCCTTTAACTTCTATATATTATATTTGTATAGATATTGCACACGGAACTTTAAGTCATTTATATGAAGCGTGCAAGAATATTAAAGCTTTATATGGAAATCAAATTGTTTTAATGGCTGGAAATGTTGCTACCCCTAATGCATATTCATTTTATGCTGATGCTGGAATTGATTATATGCGTGTTTCTGTAGGTTCTGGGAGTCGTTGCACTTCTGCTTGTAATGTTGCAGTTCATTATCCTATGGCATCTCTTCTCGATCAATTAAATGAAGAGAGAAAAGCATATGCACATAGTCATAATGGAAATGCTCCAACTAAAATTATCGCTGATGGCGGTATAGGTTGGTTTGATGATATTCAAAAAGCATTGGCTCTTGGTGCAGATGCAGTTATGTGTGGAAAGATTTTTGCTGAATGTGATGAAGCATCTGATCCAATTTACTTTTCTAAAGATATCGAACATGCTAAGACTAAAGATGGAAGAATATACGGATTGATTCCTGCTGAATTGGGATGGAAACGATTCCGTGATTATTATGGTATGAGTACCAAACGAGCTCAAAAACAAACTGGAGGGTCTGGTAATAAAACTGCAGAAGGTATTGATTATCCTGTTGAAGTTAAATATCCTGTTGAAAAATGGATTGAAAATATGGAATCATATCTTCGTAGTTGTATGACTTATACCAATTCACATAACATCAAAGAACTTCGAGAGAATTCTCAAGTAATTATTCTTGGTGGTTCTGGGGATGTAGCATATAGAAAATAAGCTGAGAAATCAGCTTATATGGTGTTCGTGGTGGAGAGGTCTAACACGCCAGATTGTGGTTCTGGTTTAACGCACGTTCGAATCGTGTCGAACACCCAATAACTTACATTTTAACAATAAAATTTATTTAAATAGCTATAAATAAATTAGTTAAATTATAAACAGATGCGGTCTTGAGTTTTTGTAAGTATTTAGAGCCGTAAAAGGATTGGTTATCAGTGCACATAACTTTCTTCACATCCCGGTCCACTTAGATCGATGAGGTGGACATTTAGTCCCATAGCTCAGTGGTGTAGTAGCGGCACACTCATAATGTGAAGGTCGGAGGTTCAAATCCTCCTGGGACTACACGCGGTTATATACCAATTCCGGGGGCATGAAAGGAAGGCTCTGAAGGGAAGTGTCATAAGACATGTAGTGGCAAAAAGTTGGTACGAGAGGGTGGAAGGCCCTCATTTTAATTATTTTTATGAAAAAGAAAAGAAAAATAAAAAAGCATTTATTTACTATTAATGAGATGGATAATTTATTTAAGATGATGACATCTGATGATGAAGAAACAAGAGAATTGGCCTATAATATATTTATTACGTCTGGCCCATATAGACATTATAAATATACGTTTAATAATTATTTATCTATAAGTACTGATATGTCAATTAAGGATTGTTTTTCTACTATTCCTTATTATATAGGATCTAAAATTCAAAATTATTTATCTCATTATAAATATATAAAATAATTTTCCCATACTATAGTTATCGTGGTATGTAAAATAATTTGAAAAGCGACGATTTACTAAAAATTTACGAACTTTTACAGAGTTAAGATAACTTAAATTTCGACTCAGTTAAAAATATATAACTGGTGCAGTGCTAACATTCGTTAGTGATAAACTATGCTCCAATTAGTGATGGAAAAACTAATTCGACATAGATTTTGGCCTCTTAGTTCAAGGGATAGAACCTGGGATTTCTAACCCCACAATTTGCGTTCGAGTCGCAGAGAGGTCACTTTGGGGGTCTTCATATAGTCAGGTTTAGTATGT